AGTTTCTATATTATGTCTAATATTAGTAATTAACTCTTCCATCCTACTGATATATGCTTTACCGGATAATTTTTTTAGGTATTCCCTATACTCTGCTGTAAAGGCTTTATCCCCTAATCTTTCTATCTCATTTAAATATAATTTAGCTTGTTTATTAAAATTTAACAATTCATCTGGTCTTAATCTCTTTCTTGTTTCTAATAATGATATTTGATTATCCTTTGCATATCTACCGTAGAAAGCTTCAATCTCTTTTGTTATCCTTTGTATTGCTTCTAAATATGCTTTCTTTAGTTCTTGCTCATACTGGAGGGCTGATTTCTCATTAGCAATTAATGTTAATTCTGAACGCCTTATCCAGTATTCTTTGTTCGGAACTTTAATCATTATTCTTCACCTTCCTCACCACCTTCTTCTCCTTCATCTGCTTCCTCTCCCATTCCATAGTTAAGGTTTTGTTGTTTGAAGGCTTCCATCATTTCATTCATCTTCTCTTCTTTCTCTTTTTTAACTCTATCTAATTCGGCTTGCACATCTGTTACCCATGGATGGTTTGCTATTATTGTTTCTTCACTAATAATTCCTACACTATTTCCTACATCTGTAATTGTTTCGGATTCATTGATTATCATATCAGTGTTAAATATAATATCTACCTTAAGGTCTAAATAATCTCCAGCTCCTTTGTTCAACATATCTATTTTAATGAACCAAAGTACTTCCTCCAATGATGCAGTAAACTCTGCTGCTAAATCATCTGTGTCAGTATCAAGGTCTGCATACCTGAATTTTAACGCTACTCCTGATGCATTACCCATGCTTATCTCTTGTGTATCTACTCCATTTCCTGCTTCATATATATCTTTTCTTAATCTATTTAAATGACTATCTATTGCAGCTACATCCATATTTGTTTCAATTACTTTCATATCCCCATCACCTGAAACAAATACTGTTCTAAATGTAGCTAAGTTTTGAGTAAATTCACCTTTATCTGTTCCATCATAGTTTTTAACAACTTTTATACTATTTGGTATATCTTGTAAGTTGTTTGAAGTATCTGATGTATTTAGGTCATAGTCATCTATTAATGGTTTTATCCATTTTAATAAACTAATTTCATCTGCATTGTATTTGAATCCTATAAATGGTACTTTATCCCATGTTGCAGCTATTTCATTATATAACTCATTTCCTTCCTCATCTATCTTAATGTTTCCATCTTTATCCTTTTGAGGTTCCTTGACAGTGAAATGTCCGTTTACAGTTTGTGGTTTGTCTGGGTCTGGTTTTAATCCTTTATCTCCCATTTCATAATACCAAACGCCTTGAGTAGTATAATATTCTACCTTCTTTATTTCCTTTTGTACACCATCTGGTAGATATCTAATAATAGAATATATCCTTATTATTCCTTCTAGCACTGTATGGTCTGCATCTGCCCAAAATGGAATAATCTCTTCTGATGGTATACGTTTAAACTTCAATTCCCCTTTTTCGTTGTAATAAACTTGGAGCCAAGCAATCCCATTTATTATTGCATCTCTACCTACATTCTTTAACATTTTGAGGAACTTCTTATCAATATAATCTACCACTAAATCATTAAAGTTTTCATCATCTGATTGTATTGATAATTCTTTACTTAATAAATAATTTACTTTCTGATTGGTTAACTTTCTCATGAATGGATGTGCTAATTTAGCATTAGATAGATTGGTTACCTCTTGCTTAACCCCTTTCCTATCTATATAATATCTTTTTCTATCTTTAATATCATTATCATTTTTGTAGTAATCTTGAGCTGTTAACATTAATTTTCTTTTATCGCTAGTAAGCCATTCATTGATACTAGCAAACAAGAAATCTTCATGTGGTTTTGATAATGTGGCTAATTGAGTTACTCCAGACCTTATGTCCATATTGACTGCTCTTTGGAAATCTTGAAATATCATATTTTTACCTCTCCTTTCGTCTACTTTATTATAATATAAGACATTGACATATATTTACTATAATAGATGGCTTTGTACAATCGTTTTTACAAGGGTTTTATTGACCTCCTCATATATTAGGTCGCCTCATTTTCTCACTTAATCTTGCTATAATGTAATCATAGTTATTTCTATCATGAGGTATGGAGCAATTGCTGCAATCCTTTATCCCATTATCTAATATAGTATAATTCCCTGAACACTCTGTTAGATATAAAGGGCAATAACAGAATAAACAATTCATTTCCTCCAAGCCCTTATGACAAGGATAATATTCACATTTTTTGTTACTAAAGTATTTGTAATTATCTATCCCATCTGTTCTCCTTACCAGCTAAAGTTAGTAGAATTCAGTTCTTCAGTGGCATATCTCAGAGCATCCATTAAGTGGTTATATTCATCTATTGGGTCAGTAGTTGGCTTCCCAGTATCCTTATCTGTTGCCCATACATAGTTACTTAATTCTACTATGGTGTTTACGCAGGATGGATGAACATATATCTTATAATCCTGTAGCTTTTGTATTCCTGCTTTAACTGAACCTTTTCCTTTCTTTGCTCCGAACATTCTATATAATCCAAGGTCTTTTAATTCATCAATTGTTTTAGGGTCTTCACTATCTGCGCATATTCTTGCTTTTTCAAATCCCTTATACTTTAACGTTTCGTATATATCCTTGTTCTTCATACGTGTTTTGTACACTTCGTCATAGATGAATATCTTCTTCTCTTTCTCATCTGCCAGTAATGCAATGAATGCTGTAGGGTCATTAGTATATCCAAAGTCAATTCCGTGAAGTTGTCTATATTTAGGGGAGTCATCTCTATCCAATTGACGTTTCATATACTCAGCATCAAACTCTAATTCTTGCCAATTCTCAAATACCAATCCTTCTGCAATACCCCAATTACCTTCTCCTTCTATACTATATCTACGAGGATTCTCTTCTTTCATCTTTTCAAATATTCGTCTATCATCATCTCCTAAGAATTCATTACAATCATAATTCTTTGTTATTGCTAATATATCTCCATCTTTGCTTAAGCCATCTGCCCCTACTTTATCAAAGAATCTTTTCTTTAGCCATATCTTTTCACTCCAAGGGTTAAATGTAAAAGTATGTTGTTTAAATAATGGTTCAGGCATTTCCCCTCTGATAGACATATCAACCTTATTGAAGTCGTCCTCATTAGTTACTTGAAAAGCTTCCTCCCACCATACCCAACATAAGTGACCGTCTTCTACTGTAATAGATGTTATGGACTGAGGGTCATCTAATCCTCTGAACATTATCTTTTGTCCTGAGGGTATGTAGGTAAGTTCAAGGGGCGATTTTGTAGCTTTCCATAGATGGGAAACCCCCATTCTATTTATAGCCCATTTAAGTTGAGCGAAGGTACTATCCCTATGTGTATTGTAATACCTTCTAATTACGAGTGTACAAGGTTTTAATCCATAAGTGTGCCAGTACTTCATCATATTATATGGAAACCAGAAAGAGGCGGTTGTAGACTTCTTACTACCTCGGCCTCCCTTTAATACTCTGTACCTTCCTTTATAATTCCAGAATTGTTTATATCCTTTTCCTATTAACTTTGGTAAACTCTTTTTTGTAACTAAATCAGGCATTGCTCATCTCCTCACCCCTTTACTTGAATTGAAATATCTCTGTCTTTGTTTATTCTTTAATTGTTTCAATTCAAGTGCTTGTTTATATTTAGCATCTGTTGTTATCCTTCTTGCTGCTTCTAATAAGTAAGTACTTCTTGGTATTTTTTTCTTTTGCATTAATCTAATTAGTGTATAGCAGGTTGATAGTTTCTGGAAATGTCCATGATTTTCATATTTACCGTTTACATTGCTGACTATATAATCTCTTGACCCTTTTTGTATCCTATATTCATCTATCATATCGATGAATTTTGCCATCATCTTCCTCCGCGCTTCAACCTCTTCATCGCGGTGTTATCAGCTATTTGTCTTTTGAGATAAGCTAATTCACCTTGTCCCATTTCACATTCAGGGTCTGTGCATGCCTTATCTATTTTACCTATATACATTACTTTACCGCATATAGGGCATATATCATCATTTTGATTTAATTTCATTAATCCTCAAGCTCCTCTTCCCCTGTAAATACAACTGTTCCATTCATGTTTATTGTTTCTTCATTAAATCCTTGCATTTTGTTTAATTCTGCTACAGCATCGATAATACCTTTATTGTTTACTTGAGATGCTCTTCTTGACTTTCTTTGTTTAAGTATTTGCTGTAGATATAGAGGGGCTTTCTCTGGGTCTTCCTGCATAAGCTTTTGTAACAATTCCAGCTCTTCCTCATGAGCTTTATTTATTCGCTCCAGGTCTTTTCTGTTTACATCTATTACATATCTTAACGTTTCTATTGATTGTTCTCTTGTCCACATTGTCTTCTTTGTTTCTTCTTCTCTTACTTGTTTTAACAATTCATCATATCTTTGTTTAATCTTGGGCCGGTTAAACAATTTTGATGCTTCACAATCTATACTATTATCTTTCCATTTCTTTCTAGAAGGATAAGCTTTTATATATGCTTTTCTTTGACTATCTCCTTCTACTAAAGATTGTACAAATATTTCTTGTTGTTTTGTTATTCTATCTTTGTTATGTTTATTTCTTGACATTTTCTTATCCTCCTTTCTATTATTTAATTCATTTTATCTTTTATCTCTATTAGTTCTTTTATTAGATTGAATGCTTTTTGTATAGTAAATCTAATATATAATCCTTTTGTTTTTTTTGTTATTATTTCCCGCGCCTCCAATTTTTTATACTCTCCGCCGTTTCCTCTGCCGCTTTTATGGGTTTATCCCTTTTATTCAATTCTATCTATTCCATATTCTACTGCACATTGATGTTCTATTTTACACTCTCTTGCATTTTCCCACCCTGGAACAAAATAGGCTATATCTGCTTCTGCTAAGTATTCTAATGACTTAGCTAAATAATGCAATGGTTTTTTATCTGGCCCAAAGTCATCAAAGAATGTTTCTAATACTTCAACTTCTTCTCCAACTATATCTTTTGCTATATTAATAGCTTCATTTCTTTCCCTTAATATTTCCTCATCGGTTTTACCATTCATAGGTTGAGATATAAATAACTTTTTCATTTTCCGCTCCTTTCTTTTTTCAACAATAAAAGCCTCTCATCGATAAAGATTGAAAGGCTTTTGAGTGTTCGAAGTTTGGGTATACTTATCCCTCAATATTATTATATAACATATTTGTACAAAGTTCAACTGTTCTTTTAATTAATCTGGAATAATTCTAAGGAGTAGTACATCATTGAAGTATGTATTTATTTTGTTCTGTTATAACTTATTTATTGTAGTAGTCAATTTTTTTAGCATTTTTTCGTATTGTTCTAATTTTTTCTTTAACGGCTCATAGTTTCCTAATGTTTTTAATTGTTCTTTTATCTTATGTATTTTAATAATATAGTATGCTTGCAATTCTGCGGGATTAGAAATTTTCCAGCGACTTTTAGGATTTTCAATTCCTACAATAATTCCCTCTTCATTGATATAGAAATTTTGATAGTTTTTTTCTAATAATTCTTTTAACATTTTCATCGCTCCTTTAAGTTTTTATAGTTTTTTAAAGTTTTTTAACTTCCTTCCTTAATAATATTATATAACATATTCTTAGAAAAGTCAAGTGTTATTTTGTTTTAATTGAAATAAATTTAAGGCGTAGCAATTCATTGCAATCCTATATATAATTTCTCTTCTAATAATATATCCGTTTGGCGTTTCAGTATGTAATAATTCTTCACATACCCATCTATAATGTCCTGCATTAGTTAATGTTTTTCTATGTTTATTAGCTTCAAAGTAAAATGACCTCATCATGATTTCATGGTTTGTTCCCTTGAAGAATTCCAGTGCCAACTCTATTGCTTTTATCATTCTCCTTTCTGTATCTAATTTACTATCCTTTATTTCAGGATAAGTGTATAGGCATTTCTCTATATATCTATATTGCCACTTATCAATTATTCTCACTTATTCTCCTCCCTTTTATTAATAGTAGTCTTTACCACAAATAATGGTTTTAGTAATGACTCCGCCATAAATTTTTGATAACATATTTTACCAAATCCTATTTCAATTGATTCTGGATTCTTCAATTTTCTTCCGCATCTTTTACATATATCCATTCTACTACTTTCTTGGGTTAAGTAATTTAGATTTGGAGTATATGCCATCGTCGCCACCTTCTTTCCTATAACATGAGTAACTGCATTGAATCTTTCTTTTCGCCCTATACATATGACAAGAGGCTGGGATAAACTCCTTGCCGCATTTACTACATCTTTTGAATCTCATTTTACTGCCTCCTACAATACAGAAGCTAATATATAATCTAAGGACATAGCTTGCTCAATAGCGCCTGTTTTGATTCCCTTTTCTGTTTCTCTTATTAATCTAAGATATTTTACCAGTTCACTTACACTATAATTTACTCCTTTTTCCTTTGCTAACTTTACTTGCCAAGGGGTCAACCCAGTTCTCTTTGTTATATCCACTCCAGCTCCTGCAGATTGAACTAATAACATTGACCTGAAATTTGTATACAATAAACTGATAATCCCAAGAGGGTTTTCATTAACTGCCATTAATTCCTCCAATAATGCATAACTTCTTATTGCTTGTCTTTTACATACCGCATCCACCAATTCAAATATTACATCTCTAGGGGATGTATAGATTAGATTTTCCCTTATTGCCATATCATAGGCTTGGTCAATATTTATGTTATTCGCTTGAGCTAAATGTTTTATCTTGTCGCATTCTAATAATATCCTACTATAGTTACAATCACATAGTTCTGCGAATTGTACACCTTTCTTTACATCTAATCCAATTTCTTTCTTAATATACTTGGCCAATACTTCAGGAATAAGTTTTTGAAATTCTGTAATCATATCTGCATGATGCTTATAGAATTTACCCCTCTTATCTAAGTTACTATATACTAATATGATTATGTTATCGCCTTGTACAAGTCCATTATTTAGGCTGTCCCATATCTTCTCTTGAGCTAAATAATCTTCATCATCCCGAATAACATAACAGCTTGGCTTATTGATAAACGATTGATTTTGTAATTTTCCGAATATGGAACCTATACTATCAACTCTTTTAGGTTTCACATTCATTATTTCTGCTATCTTATCAATATAGATATTCATTATAGCAATTTCTTCGCCAGTAAAGATATAAAGAGGTTGTAGAGTTTTCTTAACCAATTGCTCTTTGAGTTCATGTAATTGCATCCTCTGATATCTCCTTTCTCACAATTTAAACACACTTGCCTACCTTCAGGAACGTAATCTCCACAGCATACACATATTTCATCTGACCTTAATCTTATATCCATATTCCCCTCATCTCCAATATCCACATATCAATTGTAGAACTTTTATTTATGCCTGTAATATTTAATTGGGATAAGTATTTACTTGTTATCCTGATACTTTCTTTATATTGTTGTATAGGCTCTGTATCCATTTTCTTTCGACATATATACATTATAGTTCTAAGAAATAATGCTATATCCCATCCACCATCATCTTCTTTATAGCTTAATTTT